TATCTTTGGTGCAAAGACCATCAGCGGTGCAGCAAACGACATACCGAACATATACTGGTGCGGCTCAAACCCTTCTTTGTCAAAGAACTCAGGAATCTTCTTCCACTCATCTAAACTACCGCTCTTGTCGAAGTGTGCGAAGTACCCCTCTGTTATTGAACTGGGATAGTTAGGTTTGATCTCGTTAGGGAATACCTCTCGGTCACCCAGAATGAAAGACTTGTTATTCTCAGTCCAACCAAACTGTTCTGCCACGCTATGTTCTTCCATGTGCTCTTCAGCGTGATCCACAAGAGCCGCTACGAAGTCCATAAGCACCGCAGGTTTCATAGTAAAAACACCGCGCTTGGTCAGCTCTACCTTAAATGTTTCTCTACCAACAAGTTTGTAAGCAGGTATCATAAAGTCTCGAATACCATGCCGCTTAGTATGGTGGCGAAATATAAAAGAAGTGCCAGCCACTCTGTCGCGTAACTTGCGTATGATATACAGATCAGTACTGAGTACTTCCTTTATCTCAGCGTTGCCATCTTTCATCTCCCTGAGACCTATGCCCCCACCCTCATATCTGAAATACGGCTTCGGGTATTTGGGGATAGTTACTGTAGAAGGTGCGTCCTCTGTGTTCTTTGTGTCTAACGCAACCTCACTATTGTCTGGAACCTCTACTGTGTAGCTTTCCTCAGACGCCTCGTTTGGAACTATGGCTAGACTTATCGGGCTTTTGAATCTGTCGTTGTCCTTGTGCGGGCAACCTTCGCAACCCTCTGGGTACTCCTCTTCAAACCTCGCGCAACTGTGCGGTGCCTCAATGGTACGCGCTACGTTATTGGTTTCTTCTACAGTGTAGTCTTTATACCCACTAGATATAGCATGCACGTTCTCCATACCACGCGCTTCGCTTATATCTATGTCAGAGAACTTTGCTATGGACATAACGTGCGTCCACAGCGCGTAATTTATTGAGTCAGGCTCGCGTATGGCTCTGTCTATCTGAGCGCAGCCTGTACCGTTTACTGTTTTATCTAGCAGTACTTCAAATCTTTTTATCACTCTGTTGCCCAGAGCGTTCTTCATATCCTCCTGATCTTCTTCAGAGAATTCCTGTACAGAGAGAACTGGTATCAAATCTTCAGGTAGCTTGGACGAAAACTCTTCCAAACTGATTACGCCATCGTTGTGGCTGTACACAGTGCAATCTAAAGGGGGGCTAGTCTTGTGGTTGCGTGTCCCCGGTACGCGTAAGATACGAGCAGCATCCGCAGTAACTTGTACGTCTGCTTTTAACCCTGCATGTTTGCAGGTTCTCTTTAATTGTTCCGCAACGGTGACCCATTCGTCTTTGCCGTACGGTTTATCTAGCACCCAGTAGACATGCCAGCCCCGCCCTGAATCAACAAGGACAGATGGGTTTGGCAGGGTGTAGCGTTTAGTAAATTCTTTTAGTGCTGTATAAGCTTCAGTCTTAGTTGGATAGTCTTTTCCTTCACCGCAATCTATATCAAGGAATATAGTCTTTAACTGCTGTACGTTGTTCTTCTCGCGCTTTTCCGTTTTGAACGTAGCCAGAGCTACGTATACATTGTTGTCGTCCTTGTTAGCAGCGTCTATATGGGCCAAAGCTTCTTCCTTTGTTTTGGAAAATTTAGCCTTGATCCCCTCCTTCATTCCGACCGTGCAATAGAAACCCTCACTTCCTAAGACAGTATCTAAAAACTGTCGAGTATCCATAAGTCATATATCGTAGAGAGAAACGCCCCGAAGGGCGTCTCAAGTTAAAAGAACAAAAGTTGTTAGTCATCAAACTCATCAAGCATTGAAGACAAATCGTCATCAGCCGGAGGCTTCTTCTTAGACTCACGAACTTTTGGCTCTGCTGGCTCTTCTGGTTCTTCTTTGGCAGCTTCTTTAGGAGCTTCAGTTGGAGTAGCATCAAACACGCTTTCTTCATACTGAGTGAATCCTTCCTGTGCATCGAATACAGAAGTATCAGTACGTTCTTTCAGTTTGATTACTTGTACTTGCCGTAATCGTAGAGATACGCTGCTACCCATACCACCGCTATAAGGAATCAACTCTACAAAGATGTTCACAATACTACCTGTAGTGAGTTGGAAATCCTCGGGTAAAGGTTTGGTTGCCGCATCAAATAACTTTGGTGGGCTTTTATACGACGCAGCTATTTTGGCTTTGCCTACAATGCCACCATCTTCTGGCTTCTTGAAAGGCATAGACATACCGGGCCAGCTATCTTCCCGATCATCTTCATAGGCACTAGTCATTGCTGCTAGTAACTCTTTAGCTTGCGCTTTGTCCAGCTTAAAACTCATGCTGTATTCAGCGCCCTGATCAGTAGCTGCACAAGGTACAGTGCCACCCTTACCGTTCTTACCGCCGGTAGATGAAAAGTGGTAAGGCTGGTCTAGTCGTGGATATAACGCTTCCACGTTGCGAATCATAAAAGTCTTCTTACTCATATCGCTCTCGTATTAACAAGGTTAAAGTGCATTAGCTCTAAAGCTAAGATTAGGTACTGCGGTGTTACTTTTGAACGTAGACTCCTTCCCCTTCAACAACGTCAAACATACTTTGAACATTGTCACCTTTAGGGGTGTTAGATTTAAAAACAAGTTTCACTAATTCCTTAGTGTCTGGGTCTTTCTGCGCGTACATCGCAAGTGAAAGCTCTTGCTCTTCCAGTGGCCGTACTGCCTTGAAATAAAGTTTAGGTATCGGCGAATCCGCATCAAACCTAGCTTCTACAAGAACAGTAGCTAATGGAGTTCTATTAGCATTCAAATACTTTGCAAACGCTTGCATTGACATCTTCTTTTGGTCGTTACCAAAAATACTGGTAGACGGAAGGTCAAGTTGGTACACCGTATCATCGGTCAACTCGTTGTTATCATCGACTAGCATGATTGCTATGCGTTGCCGAAACCGACACGCACGGGAGTTGCCCTGTCCGGAACCTTTTATGTTTTGCTTACAATCAAAACATGTAATGTGTTGTTTACCTTCACCAACATTCTGTGAGGGTCTCCCACTTGCCTGATCGTCAGACCAACAAGTGGGAGTGTTGTGGTCGCCGGATACGAACTCACCAGCATAATACATTCTTGAGATCGGTGCAGTCTTTACTATTACAAGTCTTAGACTATCGCCCTCAAGAACCTCAACTTCTTTACCACCAACTACTTTGCGAAACGCATTCTCTCGGATACTTATCCGGTTGATCTCTGACTTGGGAACCTCAGACTTCAGCTTAGAAAACAAGTTCTTATAGCTATCAGGCAACCCATCAGATGTCATCATCTAACTCCGACAGCATGTCTTCGATTTCAGAAGGTGGTAAAACCTCGCCTTCCAGTGGGACATCTGGAGCAGTCGTTTCGCGTAAGTTATCTGCGGCTTTCTCAACCGCTGCTTCATACCGACCCTTTGGCTCTTCCTTCCGCAGTGCAGCAACAACATCTTCCACACAGAAACGGTAAGTATTACCGGCCTTTATGTAAGTCTCACGCGGGACGAACCCGCGCTTTACCCACTGCCTAACCGTAGATACTTTGACACCTACGTGTGCAGCTAGTTCATCCAAAGTGACATACTTTGTATCTGACACTACTTTTTCCTCCGTACAGTTATAGTGTATTCGCTATCAGCGTTAAGACCGGGCGGCAGTTTGTCAGGGTTCTCCTCAAGGAAGGTACGCATGTTGGTCTGATGGATACGCTTCTCCAGCAAATCCATAGCTCCATGCGCCATGATAAACTTGTTCATGCTTTCCCAATCAGAAGTCCAGAACTTGGTCTTAACTGATCGGTAGAAGGTACCGCTGGCCGTGCGTACTGACTCAGCGCCAGTAGCCTCGCAATGATCGTTAAGCACCTGTTTAAACTTAGCCAGCTTCTCGTCTAGCGCACTGAGCTTAGTGTTCAACTCGTCAGTGATAGCCGCCTTTCGATCACGGATTTTTATACAGGCGTCAACAAGCCGGTCTAACCCGACCTCTTCAGCTTCGGTCATTTCATCGTTCTCCTTTATATTTTAGTTTGGGGGAGTGATTATATGTGCAGTGCTTTTACATTTCAAGTACTTCATTGTACAAATCTATTATTTTTGTATGCACATCTATTCTTTGGTCAAGTAGTTTATATACTCTTTTCTCGACCGGTGAGCCTTGTAACTGTACGACTGTACAAGGATGCCTTTGCCCAGACCGATGCACCCGTGCATTAGCTTGAGCATAAGTTTCTAACGAAGCCACTGGCCCCCACCATACGATGGTATTTGCTGCGGTTAGGGTGACACCATGTGCTGCGGCTTGCGGCTGTATTATCAGGACTCTGGGATCGTCTGTCTCTTGGAATTCTTTGAACAGTTGAGTGCGTTTTGAAACACTTACGTCACCCCGGATGACCCCGTTAGATATTTTGTCCTTAAAAAGTTTCTCAGAAAGTATGTCGATGACGTGCTTAAACGGCACAAAGATCAGTACTTTCTGACTAGCCTCGTCAATAACCTCCTTCAATACTTTGTATCTGTTCTTAATATCAAACTCTACTGTCTCTCCACTGTCGGCATAGACTGCACCGCATGAGATTTGCAGTAGTTTGTTCATAGTTACAGCAGCGTTTGGTGCAGTAACTTGTTCTCCAGCAGCCATTGTTAGCATGTGACTGCGTATAGCTTTGTAGTATTTATTCTGTTGCGGTGTCAGTTCGATCTCACGCTTGGCGTATGTCATCTCTGGTAGATCGAGGCATTGCTCCTTCGTATACCGAATCGCTGGCTGTAGTGCTGCGTGTACTTTGTTTACTGCGTTGTCTTTGGGAACCCACTTAAACTGCGTCACCTTATACATAACCATCTCGCGGAATGCAGAGAAGCTACGTGGTACAGCTAGTGGGTTAATCATCTTGGCTAACCCGAACGCATCGAGGGGGGATTGAGCGGCAGGAGTACCCGTCATCATCCACACCCATGTCTCGGGTTTTATTATTCTGCTAAGTACTTTCCAGCGTTTTGAATTTGCGTTCTTGTAGTGTGTGGCTTCGTCTACGATTATCAAGTCGTACCCAGCCATCTGTATGTGTTCTTCTACTATCTCTACGCCATCGTAGTTGATGATCACAAAGTCTGAATCGCCCATAACTATCTGACGGCGCTTGTCCTTTGGCCCGTGAGCTATGTCTACACTACGGTGCATTGCAAAGGTAAACAGGTCAGCCCTCCACGCAGAGTCCATAATAGACAGAGGACAAATGATCAGGACTTTGTTGATAACGCCTTGTTTGAGTAAGAAGTCAGCAGCCCAAATAGCAGAGGCAGTTTTTCCTGTACCTTGTTCGTTAAAGCAAAACGCTTTCTTATTTAGTGTAAGAAAGGATGATGTAGTCTTTTGATGCTCGAAAGGTTTGTATCGGCCCGGCCAATCATACTGACCTAGTATTGGGGACGGTACATTCTTGACGTTAAGATTGCGTAGCACTCGTGCTTCGTCTACACCCCACTTAACTAGGACTTCGTTGTTGCCGAGATCACGGCTAGTCGGTATGGCT